CATAGGAACAGGATTTAGACTTATATGGGGAGGAATAACCAGTATAATACACGGTATATGCCCTATGTTCTTTGATGGCCATGCACCTAGAATGATCATTGATATCTACCATGACCATCTTATACCACATAAGAACAAGGAATACAAGGAAATGATTAGACAGGCCCGTATAAGAAACAATCATAAATAGACATGTACGTTCATCTATTCATAGACGGAAGTAGGGATTAACCCGAAGGAACGCATCTTTCTTACAGGGAGGTGTATTATGGATAAACTGACGCTATCATATTACCTAAAAATTAGAGAAGAGTATAGAAGACAACAGAGAAGGTTGCTTCTTGGTAGATATATGGGTATGCGGATAATTCAAAAAAAGGTTTAAAAAAACATATAGTTGTTGTGATTAAAGTCCACAGGCACACGCCAGAAAATCGCCGAGTTGCTCAGATTTATTACGAAAGGGACTTGACAATACCCTCAGAATGGGGTATATTGAGTATGCTGGGTTTCACAGAGTACATTCTATATACATTCTTGAATATACACAAGGGAAAAAAACTTTGAAATTTATGCATTTTTTGCTTGACAAACCCCTCTGAGTGTCGTATACTGTGTATATGATGAGAGTTAAGGATGGTTGGTTCACAGTAAAGTTCCTCAAAAGAGGTGTGAAGGTGCGTGTCTCTCATATAGTTTCGGGTAAGGCCGAGAGAGTTCTGGAGTCCATTGGACTAGGGTGTTTGATCACCACTGTTTCTCTCTCCCCAGATACAGGAGTACACTGACAATGGTTTAGAGAAACCTCAGTAGTCCACACATAAGGCGTTGAGAGCTCGCAGTGGACGGAAACCGCAAGTACCATACCACCACTATGGGAACGCTATGGGGAAGGTAGATTGAGTGGTGGCGAGTCCCCCCCAGATGAGAGGTGTAGGGACTCGAATAGTATTCGCAGAGCTACCCCCCCTAAAAACTAAAGGGTAGGTTCCATCAATCTATAAATGCAATAAGTATCCAAAGGAATATTTAATAAATAACTCTATCATGAGACTCCCAATCATCTTAGGTATAGCGTTATTCCTTACAGGGTGTGCTTTACCTTGGCCTGTTACTGTATTGTCTACTGGTATGGATATTATCATAAAGAAAGAAACTGGTAAGACACCCCTAGAACACGGTATTAGCGAACTTACGCAAACAGACTGTGATTTTACGAGAGTGATAGATGGTGTTTTTCCTTGCATGTCAGACGAAGAATATGTTGATTATTTGCTTGACATGGACTGTGAACATGGTTATACTTGGAACAATGTACTGAGTATACCGAAATGTAGAAAAAGTGCAATTTAGTGCTTGACATTGTATGTGTAATCATGTATATTCGATATAATGCAATTTAATATAGGAAACGTATAATGACATTTAATATTAATGATACTGTGAATTACTCTTTTGGTGATTCGTATAAGACAGGAAAGATCGTGGAGATTTCCTCTGACATGGACTCTTATGATGATATGAGGTTGGAGAATGGTGTGCCTCTGTATTGGTCGAAGAAGATGAAGAAGTTCACACCTGTCAAGGAAAAGAATATGGATACAGTCTTTCTCACGGTTCTCTCTGGCAAGGGTCTGCAAGAACACTTTGATTTTATTACATTGGATGAAGTGAATGTCTGAGAATTTAAAATTCAGTGAAATGCAGAGTGATCTGTGGGACTTAGCAAATAAGTATATCGGCGCCGAAGATCGCACGGCCGTTCTCGCACTGTGTGGGAATATGATGTCTGTGTGTATGCAACTATATACGGTAGTACTACAAGATGAGGATATAGAGAGTGTATTGAATACTGTATCGGAAGATATACCTCTATTGCGGGCGAAAATGGAATCTAATCTAGGTGAAAGGGTTATACACTAATGGGTAAAAAGAAAAGTCGAGCTTCTCAAACCAGTAAGGGAGAGAGGCGTAATGTTGTGGCCGGTCTGTCTGATGATCGTACAGAACTGCAAAAGGTTAACGATAAGATGAATGCCTTTCGTAAAGGTAAGAATGTTATGTTAACGATTGAGAACCCAAACAAGAGTGAAACGAACAAACCGTTTATCCGTGTTCCAGCAAAAGAACAGTGGAGACATACGGGCAAATTTATGATGAAGGATCGAAGTTGAGCAGTCTGAAGAAACTTGCAAACTCTATTCGTAGAGAAACACAGTCGGATGTATATAAGTTTAATATATCCTTTCCACTTATCGAACAACAGATATTTGTTGATAATAAACAATTAATATCTGATATACGTGAATCTGGGGGAATGAGTGCGGTAACACAAGCAAAGTGCTACCGTACTCGTTGGGATATGCATACTGCATATGAGTCCTTCTGGAATCTGGGACAGGTAGCGATTGAAATTGCAAAGATGAATCCTCTTGCAGGCAGAAGTAAACCCGATGGGACTCCAGACCCGATACCCTATGGTATTACGGAGAGTTGGGGTTTGATATACAATAAAGGTAACTTTACCTCTACACATTCACACTGGCCTTCTACTTGGGGGTTTGTGTACACCGTACAAGCGTGTGAAAACTGTTCTCCACTTATCTTTGACCAGAGTGATCTTATGGGTGAACCTGTGAAGATAGTTCCTAGAACTGGACAGATGTTACTTTTTCCTGCTTGGTTAAATCATTCTGTACCAGAACAACAATGTGAACATGAACGTATTAAGATAGCGGGTAATCTGGATACCGCATGGGATTTCAAGAACAGGACGTTTTATCGTGAACTTTAGTCTACATCCTTACAATAAGGTTCCATTATGGAAGAACCCTCATAATAAACCCTTCTCTATGGATTTTCCTATCATTGAAGCAAACTATTCCACAGAGGCGGAACTGCACAATGAGAATATTAGTATCATTCTAAATGAAATGGATGATGCACAATCCAAGGCCACAAATGTCAAGGCAAAGATGTCGGAATGGTATATGCACCATCACTATACAGAGTTTCAATGGGTATGTGACAAGGCCTTAAATCTTGCGGAAAGAAACTCTCCTCACCAAGTAGAATACAAAATATCTGACTGTTGGGGTGCAATATACAAGAAAGGTGATTGGACAAAGAAACACGATCACTGGCCTAATGTGTGGAGTTTTGTCTATTATGTGGATTGTAGTGACGATTGTTCTCCTCTTTTATTTCACGAAGCACCCCAAGGAACACATTACGTTTATCCCAGAATAGGTAAAATGGTTCTATTTCCTTCTGTTTTAGTACACTCTGTACCGAAACAAACCTGTGATTTTGACAGAATCATGGTCGCTGGAAACATTGGTTTGTCTAAATAAAGTCTACCATGTCTAAAAACACAAATGTGCTACGCTATAAAGTAGTCCAGAGGGAAGTTTTAGTTGACAAATTAACCAAAGAAGATGCCTTATATTATATCGCAAACCTAGAAGATCAAGGCGTCAAAGACTTAGAAATGGTAGAGTATTTTCCCGATGCAAATAGAATAGGCCGTAATCCAGACTTGCATTAATTCCTTATAAATACATATAAAGGGATTGATGATGCAAGAAAACAATTTTATGGGCCAAGACGGATTCCAATGGTTTGTTGGAGTAGTCGAGGATCGTGATGATCCCGACAAGACAGGCCGTGTGCGTGTCCGTTGTCTAGGATATCACTCTGAAAACTTAAATGAGATCGCAGTGACAGACTTGCCGTGGGCAACTGTTATGATGCCTACTACCACCCCCTCTATGCATGGGTTGGGTGAGACTCCACATTTTCTCGTACAGGGATCATGGGTTCTAGGTTTCTTTAGAGACAAAGAACTTCAACAACCTGTAATTATGGGTTCACTTCCAGGCTACAATACACGAAAACCAGATGTCAAAAAAGGATTTAATGATCCAGACGGTTTCTATCCTAACAAGTTAGGGTTTAATGACATGAGTACTTTGGGTAGGGCTGCAAGTGCAGAGGGTCATAAAGGTCTAGAATTAAGAAGAAGAAAAAGACAGACAGGTATTCCAATTGCAAATAGACCGAATGTAGGTAACGTAAGTGATACTGCAACGGATTATCAACCAGGCGTAGAACCTATACATCCAAGCACTAAGAAGTCTCTTGCACCAGAAAAAAGAGAAACGTATGATGAACTACCCCCTAAAAGTGATGCACCAACATTGTATCCGTTCAATCACGTACATGAAAGTGAGTCTGGACATATACATGAAATAGATGATACACCAGGCGGTGGTCGGTTGTTAAGACAACATAGTACTGGAACCTTTGAGGAGATACATCCAAATGGTGCTAGGGTTGTTCATACAATGCATGATAACTATGAGGTTATATCTGGCAACTCTAACATCTTTATCAAAGCAAGACAGGATGCAAGTGGAAATACTGATGCAAAGGGAACCCTTACTTTAACCATAGAAGGGGATATGAAACATCTTGTAAAAGGTGATTATATGTTAGAAGTAGAAGGTGACTATTATCAGAAGATACACAAGAACCATTATGTTAAGATTGGTGCTCAAGGATTGGACAATGGTGGTGGAAACAGAGAAGAAGAGATATTAGGAAGTCATGCTATTGCAATATCCAATGCGGTAAACTATACTACAGGAACCGCACCTAGTGGGCCCAAAGAGGTTCGTATGATTATTGGTGGTAACATGTGGAGAGTTGTTACAGGATCAGATAAGAAACAGGTGAATGGTGGAGATTATGTATCGCAAGTTACAGAGGGTGATACCATTAATAGTTCGCATGGTAATATGATTATGTCCACTTCAAATCCAGGCCTTGATGAGAATGGAAGACAAAGAGGACAGATTACCGCAAGTGCTGCTAATAAGTTAAATCTAAAATCCGCAACCAGTATGAATCTACAAACAGACTTTGATGGACTAAACATAAATGTTAATGGTGTTGAACTAACAGATAATGACTTGGAACAAACTACATCAACTGGTTCCATATTTAATCTTACGGTTGCTGGTGCCGCAAACTGGAATAATACTGGATTGGTTACGGAGAACTTTTCCGCAAGTCAAGATACAAATATAACTGGTGCTCTTACATTAGATACCACAACTACAATTGATACTACTGCTGGTACGATCTTTACGATTATGTCTGGTGGTGGTTCACCAAGTGCAACTAATAAGGTTGATATTAACCCAAGTTAAGGATAAGAAATGGCATCATTCAAATTTGTGGTTAATGGAGAATTAAATTCATACGATAGGTATGAAGATATACCAAGTGATTTTGAACATGTTATTGAATTTGTACCAGACCTACCAGAACCAGAAGGTGAGGATGGTGGACATACAGATGAACAACATGAACAAATGTTACAGTGGAATACAAGGTTACAAGAACTAATGGAGAAAGAACGTGCCCGCAGCAACTAGAATAGGAGATGCAGATGTACCACATTGTTCTGGAATGACCAGAGCGGTTGGTTCACCAAATGTTTTTGTTAATGATATTGCATGGAGTAGACAGGGTGATGTTAACACTGTTCATCTACTTCCAGGCGCACCTTGTCCAGCACATGCAGCTCCGATTGCAAGTGGTTCATCCACAGTTAAAGTGAATGATGTAGGTGCTGGTAGAATTGGTGACGGAATTAGTGCATGTACTTCTGTCGCCGCTGGAAGCCCAAATACGTTTGCTGGGCCGTAGAAAGACTATGTGAGTCGGAAAGGAAATAATATGAACGTAACAAGAGAAAATTTTTGGGAAGATATTGATAAGTGGTCTGATCCAGATGGAGCAGAGACAGGTTATCATTTTGGAAACTCTGTAGGTTTTCACGATAAAATTCTTGAAGAGTGTAAAGCATTTGATGGATGGTCACATACATTTGATGGTGAAAACTTTTCCGAAGAGTTGAGATATAATCTTGTCACTTTATCTGGTGCTACAATGGATAGGTGGCCCTACTTATTGGAAACCCAATTCTCTAAAGATAGAAATGAGAATACTGAAAAGAATGGTATTGCGGAAGATGAAGAAATGGAATACTGGTGGGCAGTACCTAATGAGAAAGACTTTCCCACCGTATATAAATTTATGGATCACTTTCCTAGATTTAAAAATCCAGTGCTGTCTAAGTTGGGTGCTGGTCATCAACTTCTTCCGCACGATCACGGGCCCACACCACAGTTCCTTTATAATATGGCAATAAATGAACCAGAGGGTACTAGAACAGCAATTTATCCAAGAGGAGAACTTACTGTTAAACCAGGCGATATCTATAGACTTGATGTACATAATTTACACGCTGTAAAAAATGGAAATGAAACTAGATATCATATTCTATTTCAAGGAGGTCGATATTAATGGGTATACCTAAAATGCCTGCTGAATATGAGTTACCTAACCTTTGCGGTGCAAACGCTGGGTTGGGTGACGTTCAGAAAAAAATAGATGAGGCTATTAAGAATGTAACTGATAGAATTGAATTCTCTGCAAGTGACATTAAAGCAAAAATGGAATCAGACTTTGCAGAAGCAAAAGAGAAACTATCCAAGTTGAATATGCCTTCTCTCCCATCGTTGCCAGATGTTAGTTTGCAATCTGAAATGACTAGTATTGCAAACATTGACACAAGCACTCTTTTAGGTAGAATACAAAAGGAGGCAAAAAAACTACAAGTTAAAAACTTGTTTGGAGATGCACTTGAAGGTAAGGGTATTGATTTTGATACCACATTAAAAAATGTAGAGAGTGCAATAGCGGGTGGTGGAGATGCATGTGCTGCCTGTAAAAACTTTATGGTTAAACAGGGTGGTAAATCTACGGATGTTGCGGAAAAACCAGCAAATACTATGACCGCAGATTTTCAAAGTCAAAAAGAAGAGGTATCTACAGTAACAACTGCTGCAAAGGCGGAAGGTGTTGGTCTTTCAAATATGTTTAGTTTCTTGAATGGTTCAACTCCTATAATGGGTGACACACTAGGTAAAGCGATGAAGATTATTGGTGAGGGTGGCCCTAATATGAATGAGAAATTGGAAGAGTTAAATAAAGAAACTGAAGCCTCACTTAAAGTTGAAATGGAAAAGGCGGGAATACCAGCACATCCAGGCGTTGTAAAAAATACAAATGAATTAAATCAAAACAAAGCATTGTTTGAAGTTGTTACAGCTAAAGTTGATGCAGCCCCAACTGCAAGAACAGACAGTAAAGATACTGCATTTAAAGCATCAACTGGAGCACAGAAAACTGTACAAGAAACTACCAACATAGAACTATATTATAATAAGTTGATAGATGACTTCCGAATTGCATGTAATGATGCAACAGATAAATGGCAAAGATTAGAAAATCACAGAAAGAAATGTCAAAGACCTTATCCAGAAAACATTGCTAATATGAAGTCGGGTAAAACGGTATTCTCTGAGAAGGCAAATCCAAATAAGTTTAAAGCATTGAAAGCGTTATTGGATGCTTATGGAGAAACACTTTTTATTCAATGTGAACAGTTTGTAGATGATTTGGATTATGATATCCGACAAGAACTTGATTCTGGTAATGAAGCAGCGGGTTTAACTGCATCAAGATCAAAATGGGAAGATAAATTCAAAGAGAAAACTAAATTAGCAGAACAGGTAGGTAAGGATGCCGCCACATCCTTTGATGATTTCTTTGTTAAGTCCAAGTTTTTTGAAATACCAAGACCACCAGCTGGTTCACCAGGCGGCCCTAAACCAAATAAATTTAGTAGATTTAGGGCACAAGCAAGGGCATATCTTATAACTCAATCACCAGATGCAGGCATAACTGAAGTAGTAACTGTTAAAACACATGCTTCTGGATTACTGTTAATAACGGCAAAACATAAAAGTGGTAAAACTCTTGCTGGACTTGGGCCATCAGTGTTTACTGCTGCTGGCAACATTCTAACACAAGCACAAAAACTAAATTAAATTGGTTACGTTGCCTTATAAATAAACACAGGAGTATATTAATGGTTGCAGTATCACCCACATCACAAGATGCCTTTACTGATGCACAAGGTCAGAACGATATTGACAGAAATGCTCGTCAATGGAAAGACCTTGATTTGTTTTTTCAGAAGAAACCAGAAGGTAAAGACATTAATAAAGTTACAGATGTGCAGGCGGTAAAAAGATCAGTACGCAACTTAATTTTAATGAATCATTATGAAAAACCATTTCATCCAGAGATTGGTTCTGGTATTCGTGAAATGTTGTTTGAGAACATGACGATTCTTACCTCTGTAATATTAGGAAAAAAAGTTGAAGATGTGATAGAAAATTTTGAACCAAGAGCGAGACTTGTGGGAGTTAAATCTATTCCAGATTTTGATCGTAATGCTTATTCAATGACATTAGAATTTTATGTCGTTAATACACCAACAGAATTAGTTACACTAGATGTAATGTTAGAGAGATTACGATAATGGCAAAACAATTAAAAAGAATGGATGTATCGGAACTAGATTTCGATGATATTAAAACAAACTTAAAAACCTTTCTAAGAGGTCAGACAGAATTTACTGATTATGACTTTGAAGGTTCTGGTATGAATATTCTACTAGATACTCTTGCGTATAACACACACTACTTAGCGTTCAACGCAAACATGCTTGCAAATGAAATGTTTATAGACAGTGCTGCTTTGCGTTCTTCTGTTGTGTCTCATGCAAAAACTTTAGGATATGAAACTGGTTCTGTAAAGGCACCAATTGCTACAGTTTCAATTACTCTTAATAATGTATCTAATTCAACGAGAACATTAAGTGCTGGAACTGTATTTAACACTACGGTTGCTGGAGAAAGTTATCAGTTTGCTACTATTGCAGATGTAACGCAATCTAAATCCGCAAATGATATTGTATTTAATGATATCAAAATATATGAAGGAACTTTTGTTACACAAAGATATACTGTTAACAGTTCTGATGCTGATCAAAGGTTTGTTATTAATGATAACAGATGCGATACATCTACACTATCTGTTTCTGTTCAAAACTCATCTTCAGATACTACTACAACGACTTATACAAAAGCAACAGACATTACGCAACTGACAGATGAAAGTAAAGTATTTTTCTTACAAGAAGTAGAAGCAGGAAGGTTTGAAGTTTATTTTGGTGATGGTGTTGTAAGTTCCGCATTGTCTGATGGAAACATTGTTTTACTTAAATATATTGCTACTAATGTAGACCAAGCAAATGGTGCAGACACTTTTACATCTAGTGGTGCAATTGATGGAGAGACTTCTGTTACTGTAACCACTGTAGATTCTGCAAGTGGTGGATCACAAAGAGAAACAATTGAATCTATAAAATTAAACGCACCCCTAGATTATGCTGCACAAGGTCGTTGTGTAACCGCAAATGATTATGTGGTTTTTGCAAGAAAACTTTTTCCCCAAACCAAATCAGTAAACGTGTTTGGTGGAGAGGATGGTTCATTCGATTCAAGTTTAGGAGTTGTAGATTCTCAAGAGTTTGGTAAAGTTTTTATTTCCATTAGGTCTACAACTGGTAATAATCTTACAGTTACACAGAAAGATAATCTAGTTAAAGACTTACAAAAATTTAATGTTGCTTCTATCACTCCTGTTATTATTGATCCAGAAGTAACAAATATTATTTTAGAAACAGAATTTCAGTTTAACTCTAGCAAAACTACCAAAGATAAAGATACATTAAAAAGTGAAGTAACAACTGTTTTGACAAATTACAATACAAATACCTTGAATGATTTTAATAAAATGTTTAGGTATTCCGAATTACAAGGACAGATTGATGATGCTGATGATGCAATTTTAAATAGTGGATCGAAAGTTTATTTGTCAAAAACATTTACACCACAACTTCTCAGCTCTCAATCACACGATTTGTTTTTTAATAATGCATTTTTTCATCCACACGATGGTCACTCTGCATCACTTGGTGGTGTTCTTGCTTCTACAGGATTTAAAGTAAGTGGTAATGCAACAGACGAAATGTTTTTTGATGACGATGGTAAGGGAAATATAAGAAGGTTTTATTTGGTAGGAACAACTAGAAATTATGTAGACCTCTCAGCAGGAACAATTGATTATGAAAAAGGAACTGTTAAGATTAAAACTATTAATATAACAAGTGTCAGTGATATTGATGGTGTATCATCTTCAGATATTAGAATAGTCATTGTTCCAGATTCAAAAGATATTAAGGCAGTAAGAAATCAGATATTAAATATAGATTTAACTAACACTACAATTCTACCGAAAGTAGATACTATTTCGATAGGACAGCCAGGAGCGGCCTCTAGTTTCTCAACAACTACGACTATGCCTTCTGCATCACAGAGTTTTTAAAAAATGGCACCTTTTGATGGTAAACTAGATTCAAAAATCTCTCCGCTTATTGAAGGACAAGTCCCAGACTTTATTCAGGCGGATCATCCCAAGTATGTTCAATTTCTAAAAAGTTATTATAAGTTTCTAGAAGCTGCAGAGCTTACCTTAACCCTTACAATTGACAGTATACGTTTAGAAACGGTATCCACTAATCATATTGTTTTAGAAGGTGATGAAGGTGATCGTGGTGATAAGATTAATACTGAAAGTGGTACAGGAACTACAGGTAAGTTCGTAGTTGGTGAGACTATTACAGGAAGTACCTCTAAAGCAACTGCTGAAGTTTTGGTGGATGATCTAGGGAATAAAAGACTTTTTGTTTCTTCCCAACAAAAATTTGAAATTGGGGAAACTATTACTGGTAGTTCTTCTGAAGCAACTGCGACTATAGACAAATATCGTGCGAACCCTGTACAGAATATTCAACAATTAATGGAATATGCAAATACAGATAATGCTACTACTGAATTTATTAACGAAATGTTTAATATGTACTTGGAATCTATTCCAAGAACACTAGCATCTGGTGCTTCAAAACGTGATCTAATTAAAAACATTAGAGATTTGTATGCTGCAAAGGGTACATCCGAGGCAACAAAATTACTTCTAAGATTAATGTTTGATGAAGAAGCGGACATTATTTATCCAAATAAGTTTATGTTGAAACCTTCAAAGGGTAATTGGAATCAACCTACAATCATGAGGGTTGCTGCAAATACTGGTGCAGATGCAAATGATATAATTGGACAAACAATTACAGGTAGCACTTCTGGTGCAACGAGTGTTGTTCTAGATGCAATTGTATTTTCTCAAGGTTCGGTTTCTGTATCACAGTTAGAAATAGATACAGATGAGTCTACAGGTACATTTCAAACTGGTGAAACAATAACTTCAACATCTAATACACAAGATACAGAAATGTCTTTTGTTGTAAAATCTTTTGTTGTAGGTTCCACTATTGATCGTTCTGGTATTTTATATAAAAAGAATGACACGTTAAACACGGACACTACTGTAGGAAATGGTAGAGCTGATCTTGAAGTTCAAGAGATTTTAACTGGTGGTGTTAATAATATTATAATTGATAATAGAGGACAAGATTATAAAATTGGAGATACGTTAACATTTACTGCAAATGCGGTGGATACAAATGTGCAATCTCCCTCTGCAATTGTTACTGCTGTAGGTGGTACTATTCTTCTAGAGGATACTGTAGGAGATGATGATTTTCTAAATCTAGAAGATGCTACAATCTTATCTACCCCACAACCTTTTATTCAATTTGAAGACGGTGATAGGTTTGCACTAAATGGTACAAATAGTTCATCATTAAATGCAGACTTTAATATGTTGATGGAAGATGCAACGCCTCGAAACATTGTTCCAGATGTTTATGGAACAGATAATGACCGTTTTATTATTGAGGAAGCAACAGCAGATACAAGTGGAGAAATATCTAGAATTCTTCTAACTCAAACAGGAAACGGGCATAGTAGATTACCAAGTGCAACTATATCAAGTGTGAAAGGTACAGGCGGAGAAGTAGTATTAACTACAACTGAAATAGGAAAAATTACAGAGGTAAATGTAAAGGATGGTGGTTTTGATTATTCTTCCGCCCCAACTTCTGATGCAAATGTGCATTTCGTTCTTAAAAATGTTAGTGGTACTTTTGTTGCGAGCAACACGTTAACAACACATACTGGTACTGTTAAAAGTTTTGATGCAACAACTGGACATCTTGAAGTAGACTTTGAAAATGTAGAGAGATTTCTTACCGAGCAATCTGTTGATGTAAACGAAGGTATAGAGTTAGAACAAAGCACACCTACTGCTGAAAGATTTTATTTAGACAATACTTTAGATTCTGATGGAGACAATATTACATTAGAAGATGGTCAAGGTATTTTAAGGTCTAATAGTATTAAAACTATGCACCAACAAATAACACTACAGAATACAGGTAGTGTTAATCAAAGAATGGAGCTTGAAGAAAAACGAGGTGATGCTAGTTTAGAAGAACTATTTGGATACAATGACGTACAAGCAAAAGACAGAGCACCAGCGGGTACACCAATTCCAAAAGATAGATTTGTCATACCAGATTTGGAACAAAGAGGAAATCTATTTAAGTTAGAAGGTAGTGCCGTAGGAGATTCTATTCTTATTGAGGATGGTGGAACAGACGGTAGTGGTACTAATGCTGGGGATGAAATTCTTTTAGATAGAAGTGCTACTCCTAATGTTGATGCTGGTGACAAAATAATACAGATGAGTGTTGATGAGGGTGATAATATTCTTTTTGAAAATGAACCCGCTATACCACACATACAACAAAGATTTAATAAGTTTGCACTGGATGGTACTTTAAAACAAAGGTCTACTCCGTCTGGTTGGATAGCAGATGATGATACCTTATCTGGTGGTGAAACTTTATATGAGAACCAAGGTGGGTTTAGAGTTGCAGATGAAACTGAAGGTATTCTTTTAGAAGATGCATCTGCTGATGCTACATACAATACAAAAGAATTTTTAATCCTAGAAGACGGCGATCTTTTTGAGTTCTACGAAGAGAAGGTTATTAATCACGTTAATACTCCAGACGGTAGATTAATGGATGAAGAAAATGGTGGACTTATATTTGAAAAGAGTCGTCACGATATTTTAGTTGACGATAATTCTTTTGTTACATTAGACAATCATTTAAATGATGCTTCTGTTAATCTATTTAATATTATTCTTGAAGATGACACTCATCTCATAAATGAAGATTTTGGAAATAACCTAAGACAAGAAGGTGAAGGTCTTCATATGGGTGACCTTCTTTTACATGAGACAGAAGAAAATGAAGCTTCACAAGAAATAATTTTGGATGGTACTGACAGTTCTAGTTCTAATGCTAGTGATAATGTTATTGGTGAATCATTTCCAGATTTAATTGGAGAAACAATAACTGATAGCGGTGGTGCAACAGGTGTTATTGTTGATACTAATTTTGCCACAATATCTCCAACTCTAGGAGTTGAATCAGAACTTAATGGTTTCTATAGAAATACAGATCATCATATTAGTGATGGTGTTATCAGATTACAAGATTCATTTTTCTATCAAGACTTTTCTTACGAAATAAGAATAGGACAGTCTATAGAAAATTATATGACTGAACTTAAAAGGGCAATACATCCTGCTGGGTTTGCTGTATTTGGTAGAGTTACTTTAGCATCATTGATTACTGCAAACATACAAGTTCCTTCTGCTGGTGGTGTTAGTGCATTTACTGCTGATACGGATACATTTAGTCCAGCACTTGCTTCTACATTAGAAAATATATTCCAAATACAAATACCAAGAAGGTTACAAGCAAATTCAACTCCTCTTATAGAAGGGGATTTGTTTGCTAAAGTAGAACTTGAAACTGCTACAGATGCAGGGCCCAATGCAAACATTATTAATGAACAAACTTTAGAAGCAATATCTCTTGAAAGAGCTGGTGGTGTTGCAAATGAGGGACATGATGTTTCTTTAATTAAGTCAGTGAAAGTTACTGTTAGTTTACCAGAACCAGCATTTAGAACAGAAGCGGGTTCACATTCTGGTCTTCCATTATTTGCTACTGTGCAAAATATCTCTAATGGTATTGAAATGGAAGATGGTACGAGAACCTTTGTACCAACTATTACTCAAGATAGAATACTTCTAGATGGTACACTTTCTGGTGGTGGTAGTGTTGTTGAGATAGGAGAACTGTTAGAACTAGAAGATGGTACGGTAAATAATCCAGATGAGGATAGTGGTATATCTCTTGATGATCTTCAATTTAAAACGAATGATATTTTTGTTCTAGAACAATCTGCAACATTTAATGAGACAATAGAACTTGAATATGCTACAGAAATAACAGAAGGAAGAAATACCGCACCTAATCAATTAATTCTAGATGGTACTGACGGTAGTTCTACTAATGCTGGTGATCATGTGTTACATGAAAATTCAACAACTTCATTCGGAGATAACCTAATACAAGAGGGAGACAGCACACCACTTGTAACGGAAGACATTCTAAATGGTGAGATTACAATTGAAGAGATTGTAAGAGCAAGTCTTATTTCTTTAGAGGGTGAAGGTATTGGTGACGATTCTAATGATGATCATATTCTTACTGAAGATAGTATGGAAGAGGGAGATTTCCTTTTAGAAAGTGGTTTTGAATTATTGTTGAATGAGGATGGTGATAGATTTGACCTAGAAGACGATAGTGGTAAAATTATTAGAGAGATTGGAGAAGACGGTAAATTTGGTAATAAATTTATAGTTGAAGATGCTACAACTCCACAGAGAAATGGAAAACTTATATTAGATCATCAGAATATTGAAATGGACGATGCTAGTGATGTAACCATTCCAAAGATAAACTTTATTGAAACTAACTTCCCACGTTTTACTAGACCAGCAACAATTAGTCAATCTGTAAGAGGTATTATAGCACTACAAGATGAAAGAGAAGTAACAAAAATTATATTGAATGGTACAAACGGTAGTTCTGCTAATGCTGGTGATAATATAATTACTGAAAGAGACAGTGATGATTTGGTTTATGAAGAAGCTGCATCAGTTATATTAGACCAACACAATCCAGGCTTTGTACAATTAAATGGCACAGATGGTAGTTCTAGTAATGCTGGTGATTATGTAGAATTTGAAATTGGAACGAAACCGCCATTTGAATATCCACTATTTACCACAGGTGACCTCGCTGCAAGATATGATGCCACCACTTTAACATATGATTCTACGCAACAAACATATGATGTTACTGATTAAGTGTTATAAATAAAGGAATAAAGGAGTAATCATGGCAAAACAAACTGTAGGACTTGGATCGGAAGCAAATGACGGTACAGGAGATAACTTACGAGTTGGTATGGATAAAGTTAATGATAACTTTAATGAACTCTATACTGCACTAGGAGATAATAATTCGATTGCCACTGGAATTAGTGCAGACGATACAACTATTACTCTTACTGCTCCAACTATTACAGGTGCAGTTGGTGGAACACAAAGTTCTGCTACGATTACAACCCTTGCAACAACTACAGTAAATGGTACGACACTTAATGGTGGAACCCTTGCACTTGCTGCTGGGTCTATTACGGATAGTTCTGGTGCAATTTCTTTTGGGAATGAGAACCTAACCACCACAGGAACACTTGCGGTAGGAGCAATAACTACTACTGCAACGATGAATATTAATACAGCAGCATCAAGTGGTACAGTAGATTGGGTTTTAGTAGAAGGTACAGCAGACGCACATGAAACTACAATAGATATTACAGACCCCACTGCTGATCGTACTATCACGTTTCCCGATATTACAGGAACCGTTGTTACGACAGGAGATACAAACACAGTTACAGGTACTATGATTGCAACGGATACAGTTGCAGAAGCAAATATGGCCAATGATGCAATTGGTTCTGCTGAACTTAAAAGTGTTGTTTCTCTATTATTAAAGAATTCTAGTGGTTCAACACTAAAAACGATTTACGGGGCAGGAGCTTAACATGACAGCCATCATTACAGAAAAATTTAGACTTCACAATGCAACTCAATTTCATGAGTCATTTAGTGAAGCTGCTAAAAACACTTATTATCTTTTTATAGGAAAAGCAACACCATATACCAGTGGAACTACTGGTGGAACAGATGCATCACCACCTACTCCTGCTGATGATGTTAGTTCTGAATTTTATTATTGGGATGATATGCTTGCTGCAAAATTGATTGGTTCATCCGATACAACTTTTGCAATTCCTCGTAGAAATTGGGTAAATGCCACAACGTATGATATGTATGAACATAATATTAGTACATCGAATACCACAACTTCTGGTGCAACTAATTTGTATGACTCTACATTTTACTTTATGACAAGTGCATATAGAGTTTATAAAGTTCTAGATAACAATGGTGGAACAGCATTTAGTGGTGCTGAACCTACTGCAACTGGTAATGATCCTTTTGCATCTGGTGGTTATGTTCTTCAGTATATGTACTCACTTACAACTTCTGAAGTAGAAAAGTTTTTAACAACAGATTTTATGCCTGTTAGTACAGATGCAACAGTTAGTGCAGCTGCAGTAGATGGTTCTATTGACTCACTCATAGTTACTGGTGGTTCTGGTTATACAGACGGAACATACTATGCTGCTGTGTATGGAGATGGAACTAACGCTGGAACATCTAGTGGTGCAATCGTTAGTATAAGAGTAACCTCTGGTGCAATTGTATCCTTTGGTATGACTGCTGGAACAGATACCACAATGCACGCTGTAGGTGCTGGATATACATATGGAACAATTAACCTTGGAGATGATTACATCTTTACCAATGCTGCACTAACTAGTTCTGGTTCTCTTGGTAGTGGTTCTGGTGCATCAATCACACCTGTCATTTCTCCAAAAGGTGGTCACGGTAAGGATGCAGTTGAAGAACTAGGTGGTCACTATGTTATGATGAACACAACACTAACACAAGCAGAGGGTGATGACGTTACAACTGCAAACGACTTTAGAAGAGTTGGTCTTGTTGTTGATCCTTATGACTTTGGTACTACGACAGTTGCAACAGAAACTACAAGAAGAATGACTAAAGCCCTCAAATTAACTTCAGTGTCGGGTACGTTTGATGGAGATGAAAAAATATCTCAAGCATCTACTGGTGCAATTGGTAAAGTTGTAGAGTGGGATTCTAGTAACAGTATTCTTTATTATACACAAGAAAGATTTGGAGATTACGGAACAAACGGAACAACTGGTGCCTTTGTTGCATTTAGTGGTGCAAACCAAGTAACAGGTGCAACTTCCAGTGCGGTGGGAACACCAGATGCTGGTGCAGACAGTGCTGTAACTCTTGCTGGTGGTAATACGATTACATTTAGTAACGGTTATGCAAATCCAGAACTTGATCCAGATAGTGGAGAAGTTATATACATAGAGAACAGGAAACCTATCAGTCGATCTTCTGATCAGACTGAGGATATTAAACTTATAGTGGAATTCTAAGATATGCCTCAAAAAACAAATCTTAATGTAACGCCATATTTTGACGATTTTGATTCAACTAAGAATTTTCAAGAAGTATTATTTCGTCCTGGCCATGCAGTACAAGCAAGAGAACTTACAACATTACAGACTATTCTGAAAAATCAAATGGAAAAGTCAAATCGACATCTTTTCAAAGAAGGTGCTATGATTATTCCAGGCCAATTAAGTTTTCAAACTTTATCAACAGTAAAATTACAAACACAATTTGCTTCTGAAGATATTAGTGTATCACAATATGTTGGTGCAAAAATTACTGGTGTAACCAGTGGTGTTGAAGCAGATGTAGTTCTTGCTGAGGCTGCAACTAATGATGATCCTCCTACTCTTTTTATTCAATATACTAAAACTGGTACAGATAATGTTACTACTGAATTTAAGAATGATGAAGAAATTAAAGCAGATAAAGGAATTACACATACCACATCCTATAGTACAGATGTAGCATCTGCAAAAACTGCTACTCTATCTGCTACTGATGTTGGTTGTATTGCGAATGTGCAATCTGGTGTATATTTTATTCGTGGCAATTTTGTAGAGTGTTTAGAAGAAACTATTGTTATTGAAAAGTACACTACTAATCCAGATGTTAGAATTGGTTTTACTGTAACTGAAACACTAGTTACTCCAGAAGAAGATAGTTCACTATTAGACAATTCAACAGGATCATCAAACTTTGCTGCAAAAGGTGCTCACCGACTTAAAATAAGTATTGCTCTTTCAACACTAGCAAATACTTCTACTGCCGATGATAACTTCATAGAACTCATGAGAGTTAAAAAGGGAAGAATAGTTGAAGAAACTAGAGGCATAGAATTTGGTACTATTGAAGATACTTTTGCACGAAGAACATTTGATGAAAGTGGTGATTATACCGTAAGACCTTTTCAGTATGAAGTTAAAGAATCTGTTCCTAACAATGATCTGCCTGGTGTATTTACTGTTGGCGGATTAACGGATGAGGGTGCAGCTGCATCAACTGATTTGCTTGCAGTAAAGGTATCGCCTGGTAAAGCATATATCAAAGGATATGAGGTTGAAAAAATTGCACCTACATTTGTAGATTTACCAAAGGCAAGATCAACATCATCTGTAAACTCTGGTATTACGATTAATGATGTTGGTAACTTTCTTAATGTTACAAACGTATATAATACGCCTGACATTGAATTTGTTAGTGGTGAGTCAACTGCTTATAAACAAGTAGAATTGTTTGATACCCCAACTACAACGAGAGGTAGTTCTGCTGGAACAATGATTGGTGTTGCAAGAGTAAGAACTATGCAATACACAAGTGGTACTGTCGGTTTACCAGAAGCAGTCTATAAGTTATTCTTATTTGATATACGTCCATTTACGGTTCTAACTCTTAGTGGTACACCTAGTCCTACTCTGGAAGCAAATCATCCTAATGGTGGTGTTCTAGTTACAGGTGCTACAAGTGGTGCAAAAGGTTTTGTTTTTGCAGATGGTACTGGTGGCACAAAAGTCATTCTTACAAATGTTATTGGTTCATTTAGTGATGGAGAAAAAATTAAAACATCTGATTCTGCTGAAACAGATGATGTTGTAGAAGATTCTGGTGATACAGACTTGACCATTGTTAGTATTAAAACAAATTCTATTGAAGATGTTAGACAAGTCTTTATGGATGACAACGACAGTGGTGAAGATTTTTCTTGTGATGTTGTTCTAGACAATCAAAATACAGATTCTTCTTTCCTTGTCATAGATGGTACAGATACTAGTGGTGCAAACGCAGATGATCTTCTACGTATGGAAGATGGTACTACGGTTTCTACAAGTTTAGGTGACAATACTGCTATCGAAAGAGGTGCTGCTGGTGGTACTGGTTCATCCAAGAAAATTGCAAAATTGCAAGACTCAGAAAAGAATATTTCTATATTTAAATTAAACAAAAGACGAATCAAAACCCATCTTACTACTGATAATAACGGAACTTCTGATACCCAGATCACGATACGAAGACAGTTTGTTGTAAATTCAAGTGGTGCTGGTGTGGTAACCCTAAGTGCTGGGTCTGGAGAAACATTCCTTTCACATAGTGAATCAGACTATACAATGAGTGTTCTTCAAGCTGGTGCTGGTGGTTCAGCAGGACAAGGAGACATTGTTAGTTGTGGAACTGGTTTCTCTGGTGGTGGTACTGCAACAGTAAGTATTTCAAATAATGCTGCACTAGGTAACGCTGCAAAAGTTAAAGTTATTGCAACACTACTTAAAACTGGTGTAACTGCAAAAGCAAAAACAACACAATTGATGAAACAAGTTAAAGTTGTGCCTGGTTCAACTGATCAGTATGGCACTAGGCCAACGGATGTAGATATATCTCTTGGTCGTGCTGATTCATTTAAATTAGTTGCAGTATATGATTCAGAAGAAACATCAACA